AGGCTGATGGTGCGATGATCCATATCGACTCCACCGACGAAGTCTGATGTTCGCCGGCGTTAAGGCTGAATCGGTATCGCCTGTGTCCAACGTCCACTCTTCGCCGCTCGTGCCGATGACCATCGTGCGCTTGAATGATGCCAGCCACTGGATTTCATTTGCCTGAGTAGCCGCAAGCGTCATATCGATTGCGCTCGTATCGAGAGCACCGGTCAGGAATGTGTAGAAGTCATCCGTCTGACTCCCCCAGATGCGTGTTGGCTCAGTCGTCGTCGATGCGAAGAACAACCGCTGATCATGGAATGCCAGTGTGCGAGGATAACCACGAGAAACCGAAAATGCAGACTTCTGCCAGATTGGGAAATTGCTTCCAAGCGCCTCATTTGGAATCAATGAGTTAACAGCAAGTTTTGGAATCCCGATGAATTGGTATGGAGTAGATGATGAATATGTATTCATCAAAAATGGAATCTTCAGGATGCCATTCACTGGCTCAAGCGTCATTTGTGCCGCAGTTGTGGCGGTGCCTGCTGGTCTGATTGTTATCGCTCGATACCACCCGCCGGTGTTTGGTGCTGTTCCGCTATACGAAATAGATCCTTCATTAAGGTTGTTAATATACCACTCTCGCAAGGTTGTGTAATTTACCTGATCAAGAGATTCCTCAAGATGAACAACAGTTGTGACTGGAGCAGAACCAGATGCCCATGCTGTTCTAAAAATAAACTCATTCTGAATAAATACTGAAGAACTTGTGATGGTGCTGGCAGTGCTAAGGCCCATCACTTCATTCGCAAATCTCTTTGTTGAACTTGGAGAAAGCAACCAATTCGCACCAATCTCATCTGCGCTGAATGTTGTATTCAAACTGCTGATTAGTCTGTAATCCGAAACAGCAAGTCCACTGCTTTTGTAATTCACGCGAACCCATGAAGGCGTAGCCCCATCAGGAGCATTTGCAGCAGATGCTGCACCGGCTGTGATACACACATAGTTGACTGCTTTATATTCAACAATCACACCAAACGCATAGGTGGCACCTACGTTCCAAGATGAACTGTATGTTGCTTCAGTCCAGTCAGCGGTCTTGAATATGGCAGCAGTCGATGTCGTTGCTGATTCATAGACAAAAGTGCGGATGTAGTCAGAACTCGTGGTGACGTAGAATGCTCCTGTTGCAGCGGTATATGCAGAAGGAAGAGAACTTGTCCCATCAAGTAAAAACGTGTTTGTGGCGACTCCGCTGATTGTGCGTGCTCCGTTTGCATTTGTAGCCCCACCAACGCCATAAATTGTGACTGTGTCACCATTGCTCAATCCATGTGCATTGGCAGTGATCTGAATCTTTCCTGTGGCGATCACTGCTCCGGTAATTGCCTGAGTGAATGGCAGTGTGACGATGTTCCCTTTGGTGTAGGTTGAACTCGTGTTCCAGTCGTCTGCATTATACAGCAGGCGCATCGTCGTCGCATCCTTCGGCGCATCGAGCACAGGCGCAAAATCAAATGGCACATCGACGAATGTCCACGTCCCGTCGCTATTCCTCGTCAAACGCTTTGGATGCTTGGTCGAGCAGGTGAAGAACATCACGTCATTCAATTGGACGTAGTGCAACAATGGAATCTCTGTGGACGTGTAGTCGGTCGTGACGGTAGTCACCGAGGTAAATGCGCCGGCGGTGTAGGAATACACCACGATTGAGTCTACTTTGAAGGCAAGCACAAAGTTTACGTCAGTGCTGCGCCTGAACGGGATAACTCTCAAGATGCCACTGTCTGTCACTCCAAACCGTGTGCCAGGTCGTTTAAATGCTCCGCCGTAGGAGCGCACCATGAAGTTTTCCACCATGCGGCATCCGGTTGCATACTTCTCAGAGTCTGTCCGCCCATCCATAATCGGTGACATCTCGCCACCGTTGAAGACAGATTTGAGCGTTTGTATTTGTGAACTCATAGTGAGTAGCCTCCGCGCGAGAGGACAGATTGCGAATCCTCAAACGGAGTGATGCGCCTGCCCTTCCCTTCGTTAGCATCTCGCGCCTTCGCCGGCGGTGCTGCTGCCTTCGTAAAAAACTGATGAAGCTCGGTTGCCCTGCCGCTACTGCCCGCGGTGTCAGACGCAATGTATGAAGCAAGCAGATAGCTGAATGCCGTCACAAAATCAGCGGGATAGCTTGGAATCGTCGTGATGCGCTGGATGTATTTCAGATTGATCGTTTCGTCGTCGCAAAGAATCACTCCTTTTTCGAGCAGGAAGTCTGATCCATCATCCTCGTTCTGTCCGCCGTCGGCGTTGATTGAGATTGGGCGCAAACAATCAGTCGGCGGCGTGTGCTGGAAATCGTATGCAAACTGAGGGATGCCGACGACGCTGCCTGTTGCGCTTGTGTAAGTTCCCGCAAACACTGAGCCGTCTAGCGTAAAGTTGTTGGAGTTAATCACGGTGACATACCATTGACCATTTGCAGCGGTGACGCCTTGAACGTCCTTCACATAAACGCGATCACCCGTAGCATAACCGTGTCCTGCGTGCGTAATCTTGATGATGCCGCTTGAGTCAGTAACGGCAGTGCCTCCCGTGAGCGTGTGGTAAGTAACAGTCTGCCGCTTGCGGGCTGTGGCAAAGTTCCACGGGTGCGCTCTTAGTGTCTCATCAAGCGCGGTATAAACAGGCGTGCCAGCTTCGGGGTTCCACCATTTGCGAATGCTTGCCGCTTGCTGAGTGCTGTCGGTTGATAGTGCCGTCAATGCTCGTCCACCAAGGTGGGCAATTGCAAGGTTTGCGATCTCGGTTGCTGTTGCTGCCATAGTAGTGGGATGATACACAAAAAGCGGAGCAATGCAACCGCACCGCTCCGCTCTTTGGTTAGGTTAGGATTAAGCCAGAGTGTAGGCGAGATTATAAGTCTCCTTGTGGGAGATGGCAGTCGTTGTCGTTGTAAACGTGACGACAATCCACACATCTGCGTCAAAAGTGACGGGAGTGAGGAAGTTGACCCCAATGGTGCCAGCCTCAGAAAAGAACTTGCGACCTGCGGCAGAACCGAGGTCAAGTGCCGTTCCGAAAGCGTCCACATCAACAACGACTGGAGTTTCGGCACTAGTGAAGTAGCCAATGGATGCCACACATGCTGCACCAGGGTCTTCGTAGTCCACGGAGCAAAGTTGCGGGATGAGACGCGCACCTTTGGGGAGGCGAGCGAGGTAAAGCGGATCTGCTGTTGCCGCGATGAAGGTTTTCGTCACTTGGAGAAAGTGAAGATTGCCACCATTGAGCGGAAGCGTTGGGCGTTCGGAACCGTCGGTGCGGGCGGCGAGTTGGTCGGTTGCAAATGTGGTATAGACGTTAGCCATATTGGTATTTTATTGAGTGTTGAACTTTAACGGGTGTTTAGATTGTCGGGATTGGATAAGCTGAAATTGCCGCTGCATCTATCGCGGTAACAACATCAGTCACGGTAACGCCATTGGCGAGCTGACGAACAAAACGACGCAGTGCAACGACGTTAGTGTCGCTGATCACAAGATCGTCATCTGTCGCGCCTTCAAGAGTGGCGGTTTCCATTGTATTTCGGCCAGGTTTGATACTGACTTGGTATGTAATGCGTTCGGCCATAGTGGTAGGTTTAGAAAGGGGCGGTTGTTACACCGCCCCAATCAGTTCAGGTGTTATGGGGATTCGTCGCAATAGATACGAACAACCTTTTCATTCTCAGTGCGGACAGCACCGAGCATCATGGTCGAGCGGATCTGGAGGGCGTGGCGGCGGGTAGGCAGAATGTCCATCTGCACCTTGCGATCAGACATGGCGAACTTGATTGCCGACTTGTGGAAGGCAAACACAGAGCGGATGTCAGTGCTGGTATTGCGTGCAAGGCGCTGTGAAGACAGGAACTTGAAGCCGAGGAAGGTATCAACCTGACCAGACACAAGAGCCTTAACGCTGCTGTAGTCTTCGCTGGTGACTTCAGTCGTGCGAAGGAGATCTTGCACCTGTTGAGCACCGCAAACAAGCATACGGTCAGCGTTTGGCACTTCAGCCAAGTCCATCAGGTATTTAGCCCGACGAAGTTTGCCGATGGTCAGACCGCTAGCTGCGCTCGTGCCGTTCTCAACGTAGGTTGAGGCGAGAGAGTAGTTAGTGTCGAACGCATCACTGGTCGTGCCGTCTTCGCCAATGTAGCGAGTAGCGTCAAAGGCACTGATGATCACGTCATCAATTGCGCGGTTGAATGCCATCGCATGGGATTGGACTTCATCGCTCGTTGGGAGAACGATGGAACCAAGGAAGTGCTTGTCGAACTCATCGAAGACGGTGACTTTTTCCTTCGGACGCTGGGTGAGCCAGTATTTGGATCCGTCGAATTCACCGTCAGGCGTGTCACCTTTGCGAGTGAGAACGTCCTGAGCTTCGGAATCGTTGATGAGGTTGAACCATTTCTTCTTGCCGGTGAAATCGGCGCGAGTAACGGAATTGAGCAGGCGCGAATCCATCTGCTGGAGAGCCTGGGAGAAAGAGCGTTCAAACTCTGTTGGGTAGAATGTATCAATGGTAGCCATGATTTTGGTGTGATGAGGTGAGGTGACCTGTCCGTTGTGGACAGTGTCGGAAGTCGTTGCTTCCAGTGCTCCTTGGTTGCCTTCGTTGAAGACCTCGTAGACCGGCTTTCAGCTTGTCCATTGCTGGGGCTGATTCAGGATATTCTCACAAATGAGAATCAATGCAAGAACTTTTCTCATTTTTGAGAAAAAGGGATTATTGCACATGAGCGGCACATAAGAATCAGGAGTTGTAATGAACCGCTGATTTAACTTGCAAGACGCTGCGAAATGCTTCACCTTCAGGTCGAATTCAGAATAGGTTTCACCCGTTGCAGGAGTGATCCGACCACCGGAGTTGAAACCCGCTTAGGCCGAACTGCTGCAACCAGTTCGGCCTTTTGCGTTCTGGTTACTTGCCCACCGTCCATCAAACAGGGCAGCAAAACGGAAACGTCAGCACCGCGCAAATGCAGGATGTGAGAAATCCAGTGCCATTCACCGCGTCAAACGTGAATTACTCGTTGGGAGCGGCAAGTGCTGTGCTGATGCGAGGATAAACAAGATTGGCAGGGTTCCCCTCATCACTCTTCATTTACGTGGGGAGGAGGGAGGGGTTTGGATTGAGAAGAGGATTTGAACAATTTAACGAAAAGGGCCAGGCCGATTAAGACCTGACCCTTGCTCATTCTGAGGACACTAGAGCTAGTGCAAAAACGCCGACACAACTCGGCACCTCAAATCTTATGCGGTCGCAGCACCGTGCAAACGCTGAAGCTGAGACAATGCAGCGGTTTGCTTCTCAATGCCATTCTTTCCTTGGTAATCGTCACTTTTCCTGATGCGATCAGCCTGCTCTTGGTAGGTAGCCGCGACATTGTCACCGCTGATCAGACCGGAATCTTCGCGCAGGAACTTATCCACAGCCAGCGAGGCGCGAATGAATTCAGGATCCGATGCCAGTTTGCTGGTCTTGATGTCGATGCCGACTGCCAGAGCGCCACGAGCTGCACGTTGCCAGTTGTTCGGAGCATCTGCGCCCCATTCGGTATTCAGCCCATCGATCACGCTCTGAATCTGTTGTGCCTGCAACTCAGCCGACTTGGTGACGATGCCGCTCAAGTTATCATTGTTGAGGTCGATGAGTTTGTGCAGTGCTTCAGGTGGAATGCCATACTCTGCTGCGATTGCTGCGGCTTTGTTGGCAGTGTCAGCATTCCACTCGATGCCTTCAGGCAGGTTGTCTGGCGCCTTCAGACCGTAGTCTTCAGCTTTCTCAGGAGCACCGGTGATCTTCCTGACTTCAGCGCGATAAGCGGCGATCTGTTCAGGTGTTGCGTTGGCACCTGGTATCTTGATCTCGCGTTTCTCACTGAATGCTTTTTCGAGCGACTGGTATGATGCACCGAGTTGATCGACCTTCGGCTCACCTTTGGCCTCATCCCAGAACTTGGCTGGAATGTAGTCAGGTCGAGTGACCGTTGATGGCGCAATGTCTGGTGCCGCCGGCGTTGGTGTGATTTGCGTTTTGAGCGCAGTCGTTTCTGTGGTCGTTGGTGTGTCAGGCATGGTGTTTTATTTGGTGTTGAGATCCTTCCACGAGTTGAACTCGCTTGGGCCGTAAGTGTTGACGAATCGAAGCTGGAACTGCTGTGGATGCTCCCAGTAGTTACCGAATCCGCTGATGTCCCAGCGCGAAGGTGGAGGCGGTAGCTTGACCGGTTCTTCAGCTTCAGCCGGTGCAGGCTCGTCGATCTTGGGATCAATGAGGGAAACCTTGAGATTCGGGTTTGCCGCAACGTCTCGGATCTGTCCCAGGATGCGACCGCTGATCTTCTCACCGGCGATGATTGTGTCATTGACGATGCGACCGATGAACTCGTCATCGCGCATCACCTCGTTGTCTTCTGTGATTGTGATCATAATTTTACAGTTTAAGATTGTCAGCAGTTGGCTCCACAATAGTGTTGCTTGGGTCTTTGCTGTTTGGATATGGGTTCGGATTGCCGATGTATTTCAGTGCCATACCCTGCCGCATGATGCAGGATTCAAGGTCGCGAATAGAGAGAATGTGTTGCGCTATTGTTTCGTGAGGGTCTTCACAAGCGCACGGCTCTGCATGCTTTCCATTTACGTGACGATGAAGGGCAGTTCTGTGCTCCTTCATGCGTTGAAGAAGGTCATCCGCCTCTTTGCGGAATGTTTTAGCGGCGATAACGGCTTCGTCTCTGGTCATGGTATTATGTATCTTGTTTGTTTGGTTTCTCTGGTTTCTCGTCGTAACGGGAAAGGTATGTGTCGAGTAGCCACCGGACGTGCGCTTTGCTGCCATCTGACAAGCCTGCTTTGATCGCATCAGCACCGTTGGACTGCGTGAAAACGGTCGAGAACACGCCGCCGCATGTCTGATTCATCCACCGGAACACGAGTTGAAAGTCCTCGTTAGAGAACAGGCGAATGACAGCACCTTCGATGGATGCTTTTTCGTCACCAGTGAGAGGTGAGAGCAGTTGTGTTATTGGTGTTTCCATTCAGTTGTTCACATCATTGCCTGGGCGACCTCTTTGGCTTTATCTACGCCACCGATATCCTTCACGGCACCTGCCATCTGTTGTGCCATTGCCATCTGTTGCTGCGCCTGCATTGCCTGAGCGCGGCCTTGACGAATTGCATCGACCTCCTCTTGAGGACGCAGGAAGGAAGGATCCACGCCGGCAAGCCTTGAGCTTTCACGAATGAACCATGACGGGTTGATTTCGTCGATGATCTCAGGAAACACTGGAGCAAGTGATGCGATCTTCTGAACCATCGTGTCAGCAGCACGCAGCGACAGTCCACGCAGAGCGAGTGCCAGCCGATTCGTCATCGTGATCACAGGATTCGGCACCTGGACAAGATTCGGCCCGATCTGTTGCACAGCTTCAGCAGGAGGAGGAGGAAGCATTCCATTCTCAGCCCACGATTCAAACAGGCGAATCATCATTGGCTGGATCGTATCGGTCGTGTCGCGATCAAACGCAGGACTGATGGCATCCAGCTTCTCACCGGCAAGTTGGTTTGCTTCAAATGCCGTCATCTCACGGTTGTTTGCAGCGTTCATGCTAAACATCTGGAACATGTCGAGATGGCATCGCCGGCGGATCATATCCTGACGCATCTTCACTCGCTCCATTGCCATCGACCAGTCTCCACTGACTGGCAGCGGATAGATGGAATCAGGGTTCAAGCCTGCGCCATAGTAGTTCATGGCTCGTGCGGATGTCTTCAGCGTGCCTTCAAACGTGTCTGGCACCATCATTGGAGGGAACACTGACTTCTCAGCGTAAACATCCATCATCTTCTGCATGAAATTCAACTGACGTGACTCAGGCAGAATCGAGAATCCTGGGCCGTATCCCCAAACGTCACCAACGTCGAGAGCATCCCACTTCAGGAACCGTCCAACGTGGAACGGAAACGATTCAAACCCACCTTCCTGAACGATCTTCTGGCTAGCCTTTTCAACGTATGCAGAGACGAACGCCTTCCTCATGCCTGCTGCCATTCCGAGATCATTTCCTCGCTCACTGACTGGTCGAGGTTCGACGATGTGAATGAAGGTGAACTTCTTGTCAGAGTTGTTGTCGCATGCCTCCCTGACTGCCAGCGGTAGTTCATCTTTCCCGAACTTAGCTTCAGCCTGTCGAGCAGTCAGATCGAACTCACGCATGACGCAGTTCGCCATGCCGTTGTGATCAGTGTCAAAGACATACGAACCGATCTTGATCTTCTCAAACCGAGTCTGGTTGTCAGGTGTGACCTGCGAGAACAAGCAGGATGTTCCAAATCCCCAAAGGTCAAAGAGCGACTCGTGCCGTTCAGCGTAAAAGTTGCTGTTGGCGATGTATTCGGACGCGAGCATCGAGCATTCACGCAACCAATTCTTCACCGCATCATTGTCACGGAACTTGAGGATCGGCGTGAACTCCATCCACGGTTGAGTCTTGTCGGTCGTCCATGACATATAGCCGGCAACTGCACGCTCGATGGCATCCATGCCAGTGATGTCGTAAAGTCGAGCATCACGCTGATTCGCAGGCGTGTAGTCTTTCTGTGTAACGCCAGCCTTTCGAGTGAAGATGTGCTCTGCGATCTCCTGCCAGGCAGTGTCCCAAATAGCACGAGCGTCTCTCAGCGAGTTGTAACGCTTGAGCCACCTAGCAGTGCGATCATTGCCCTCGATGTAGTCGCTCATGTGGTCAGTATTTAGCCTTCATGGTCTTCACAGGTGTTACCGGCATAACCGGCGCAGGTTGCATCGCAGGAGGGGCGACAGCACCAAGTCCAGCAGCGGATCCGAGTGCAGTCTGAGCACCAAGAGCATTGGGTGATCGGGTAGATGCCAGACCTTTACGACGACCAGCAGCGATCAATGCCTGCTCACCTTGAGCCGCATCAGCGCGGACAGGTGCCGCCGCAGCAGGTGGTGCCGGTGGTGCTTTAGCTTTGCCGCCCATGAATGCCTCCTTTGTGGTTTCTCATTTTTGATAATCATCTCAAAAGTGAGAAAGCGCAAGGCATTTCACATTCCCAGCCGAATTCTGAGCCGCTGATAGTCGAGCCAGTAGACGTGACCTTCGTTCTCTCGACAGTATCCAATCCACTTTCGACCGGTCGGATTCGGGTCAAGACGAGCCAGTTCAGCCAGATTTCCGACTGCCAGCACAACGAAATAAGCCAGATCTCGACGAGACTCTCCAAACTCACGATAGACATCATGAGCGATGATGAACGACTCGCTGTTGCTGTAAATGTAACCGGAATGTAACGCATCAGTAACGAGTTCCTCAAAGCACATTCCAAGGTCGGAAGCGACATTTCGTGCGTAATCCGCCGGTGATGGGTCAGTTTGTGTCTTGCACATCGCTGCGTCTACGGTTTGAAGTTGCCTGCCCTGGGCCGGCGTGAATCAGCCCCATCTTGTCAGCTTCAGCCATGGTGCGGATGCCGTCAGCAACATGAGATGCCCAAGTGTGGAGCGGCACATTACGGACGATGCCTGACGATGTATCTGATGCCATCTCGTATGCCTTGATCCCTTTGACTCCAGTCTCACAGGCTGGCAGTCGCCATTCGAAGCTGGGCATCAACTCACGGACGTAGCCAATGCCCTGCCAGTAATCAGGGATCACCGGCACAACGACCATCGACCGGAACCCAGCAGCAGCGG